CTTAGGGTGGTCGGCGGTAATGAGTCTGCTGGTAAGGTGAAAAAAAAATCTAAGAGATTGACTGGGAAGCAGGAAGCATTCGTGAAAGGCGTGGTTAGTGGGTTGTCCCAGACTGATGCCTACCGTGCGGCGTATAATGTCGGCGAGAATTGCAAACCAGCAACGATAAGAAACGAGGCGTGGAAACTGGCCAGCCACCCTGATGTCGCCCAGATGATTGAACGGGGATTGGCGCGGAAACGTGAGATTGCACAGCGCACAGGGGTCTCTCGAAGGGTGCTGGTGCTGGAACGGCTGGAAGCAGAAGCCATGAACCCAGAAAATACTGATGCGGCTCGCATCCGCGCTTTGGAATTACTGGGCAAGCATGAGAGGCTGTTCACTGACGTGGTGGAACAGCAATCGGATACACGCACAGCAGAGCAGATAAGGTTTGAATTAGAACAAAGACTGCGTGATCTGAGCGGTTAAGGGTACCCCTTAAACCCAACTAGTTTCTGAGCGCAGGGAGAGAACCCCACCCAAGTGTGCAGCAGTGCATGACCGCACATACACAGTACACGCAGTTTCACTCATTCTATACGCTAATTTTGACACCCCCCCCTATTGCACTTTTTATCTGGTATTAGTGCCATATACCCTACCAGTATATTAGTGGGAAATTATGGGTTGAAATGGGATGGGGGATAGTGTTATAATTTTTTAACAGCAACCAGTTAATTAACTGTATGTTAATTAACAGTATAGTTAATAAACAGAATGTTAATGAAAAGTTATTTTTTTTTATTTGTTAGTACACTGTCACTGTTAACTATCATTCTGTTAATTAACAGGCAGTATCTGTATCATATTTTTTGATTCGGTTCAATAGTTTTTAGGGTAGATGTTTTGAGAAATAAATATGATTATTATCCCACTCCTAAATCTATTGTCAGATTGATAGGTCAGCGTGTACCGTGGGGGCCGTGTTACTATTGGGAACCGTGTGCAACTGGAGGAGCTATTAGTGATGGACTGGAAGAGTTTAGTTTTAAAGCGTATTCGTCAGATATACAGCAGGGTAAAGATTTCTTTGGATATGAAGAGCCACCTGTTTCTGTGTTGGGTCAAGGGTCGCCTACAATTATTACTAATCCTCCCTTTCGTAAGATCCGTGAGTTTATTGATCATTCGTTTTCGATTGGCATTCAGAGGATGGTACTTGTGTGTGCGGAGAGGTTATGGGCGTGTAAAAAGGGCCGTGAACAATTTACTCGGCACAAACCGAAAGTCTTCGCAATGATGGATTGGCGTGAGGATTATTTAGGTAAAGGTGGAAAACCAGATCGTGCATTAGCTGTTTCTATATGGGATAGTCCCTGTGCAGACACTTGTGACTTTCAGGTTTGGTATAGGGAAAAATGATATGGCAAAAGATCCTAAAGTAGGAACAGGAAAAAAGCCGAAAGGATCAGGACGGCGTTTATATACGGATGAAAATCCAAAGGATACCGTGCCGATAAAGTTTGCCACTGTTAACGATGCTAAAGCTACGGTACGCAAAGTAAAAAGAAGCGGTAAACCTTTTGCCCGTAAAATACAGATACTTACCGTTGGAGAACAGAGAGCAAAGGTTATGGGTAAAAAGTCTGTTGTTGCTGAATTTAAAAAAGGAAAAGAAAGTATAAGGAAATCTAATGTGCGAAAACGAAAGTCGAGTTGAGAATCTAAGATCAGCATTGCTGGAGATAAAAGCTATCGCTGATGTTAGTGAGGGTAGGGCTGCTGCATTTTATGGAATGATAGCATCAAAGGCTTTAGAGATAGATGAAGAAATTCTCAAGTAACACTATCAGTTTCATGTGAAACTTATGGATTTGGCACAAATAAATATTGACGATATCAGCCATGATCAACGCATGGAGTTGATGGATTTATTCGATGCTTTGAAAAAAGCAGAGGGTCGTGAAAACTCCCAGAAAACATTTATGGATTTTGTAAAATCTGTATGGCCAGCTTTTATTGAAGGTCGTCATCATAAAGTAATGGGTCAGGCTTTTGAAGAAGTGGCAAATGGCGATGTCAAAAGATTAATTGTAAATATGCCACCCAGACATACTAAGTCTGAGTTTGCTTCTTATCTTTTACCTGCATGGTTCTTGGGAAGGTTCCCTGAAAAGAAAGTTATACAAACGGCACACACTGCTGAACTTGCAACAGGATTTGGCAGAAAGGTTAGAAACCTTTTTCAGGATGAAGCA